GTGGAGTCATAAGTATATCCGTATGTTTCAAATATTTTATCAACTAAGGTCTTAAGATAAACCGCAGGACTCATTTGGTCAATGAAATATTGCGACTCAAACCTTGCCAATCCTGTATCGATTATTGGATATATATATCCATCAGCAGATGTATGTGCGGTTGTGTCAACGTTTGTAACAGTCAATGAGTGGTCATACGCAGACAAGTCAAGTTCCCTCAACTTCTTCTCGCCCATATCTTTGAAAAGGTTTGCAACCTCTCCGAATAGCACCATCTCATAATCAACTGCGCCATCAGGTCTTTTGACAATATTTGTCAACTGAATGAATCCTTTAATCTGAACCAACCCATTGCGATATAGTATAGCACTTGTTTTTAGTGCCACATTAAAGTCAGGGTTATACTGAGTTTCAGTTGTGTTTATGGTATATCTTGACAAATCAAATATGAACGAAAACACCTTGTTGTTGTTTGATGTTCCCGGCACTTTGATTGTGCGAGTATAGTCCGACCTCCTTTGCTCTGGGTCAACTATATCCGTGATGCTCTTGGTCAGGTCAATAGTTTCCGACTCGTATAAATCAATCTTATACGATGTGTTGCCTTGATATACTAATAATTCATTTATCATAATGACTGCCTGTATCTATTATAAGAGTATTGCATATTGCAGGTGATTTTATGTAACTGCCTGCCAGAGTTTAAGTATGTTTGGTTTTGATAGCCTGTTTCAGTTACCTGCACCGCTATAAAATCAGTCGGACTACGTTCTAACCAAATCAAAGGACTTTCAAATAAACCTTGCATCCATTCCGATTGAGCATCGGTTATCCAATCCGAGTTCAATAATACGTTATCAATTATCTCGGTGTTGTAATTTACCTTTAATCTGTCCGCATCTATGTAACCGAGTGGAAGCATTTTTCTGTATTGTGTTCTGTTAACCTCAATGCTCTTTTGGTTTACTGCCGTGAAGTTATATGCCTCCCATCCTCCATATTGGTTTAACCAATGCAGGCGATATGTTCCATACTTAGTGCAGGCAGGAACTATGTCGATTCTGTATGTTTCAAGTATAGTTTCGGTCATTCCTATTATGTTCATAAACTCAACGTCATAGTATGCAGTATTTGCATTTAAACTGAATCCGCTTATCTTTTCTGCATTTACATTGTAAACATAAGTTGTTCCCGATTGACTTATTCCTTCAGTTGTGGTAACAAGCAAAGAGCCTGCATTATCATATTGTTTCACTCTTATATGGCTCAATCTTCTGCTTGCGGTCAAAGTAGTTGTTACATTCGATGTGCCGTTATTTGATAGCACAATAATGTTAGAGCCTAACCCTGCATTGTATGCCACATTCACAATAGTTGTGTTTGCGGGGATGCCTGTTCCTGTGATGCCTAATCCTGGCGATAACGTTGGTGGCATTATGGTTGCATATTCGCCAGTAAGTAAAACATTCGGACTGCCATTGCTGACAATACCCTCAATCTTCGTTACAGGGTCAAAGTATGTGATTGTCTTATATTGCCCTGCATACTTGTAATTAGGTATGCTTTCTTGCAAGGTAAACCCAGAGGCAATGTTCATCTTTGAAAATTCAAACTTGCCGAACTCCTCAAAATCAAATACGGCATTGTAGGCAAACTTATCATTGCTCTTTGTTAGGTCAGGATAGATAATCAATGTTCCTGATGCGTTGTTATATGCTTCACCAAACTGCACATAATATGGGCATCTGCTACCAGTATTGGCGGATAATAATGTGCTTGATGCGTTCAGAAAGTCTGCCGATAAGTAATTCCTAACTACTGGCGAAACATCAACTTTTAATGAAGACGATGCAGGTTGTTTTGGGTATAGTTGTCTATTGACCCTCACTCCACCCACATAAACATCAATCACAAAATTGAAGTTCGGTTGTGCGGTCTGTGTACTTGTTACATCAAATACAAGTTGGTTATAGCCTGCCCCATGTTCAGCAGGTTCGCTATTTACTGTTATACTCATTTGCTACTCGTTTAATACTTACTTTAATTGTTGCACCTAATCCTTTGGCAACCTCGTTCACTAATTGGTCAACCCTCTTTTTATTAGTGGCCTCTCGGACAAAGTTAACAGGCTTTATACCTCCTATCTTTGTCGCTACTGCCATTGCCTTTGCCTCCTTATCGATTGCACTTGCCTGTTTCTTTTTGTTCTTACTGGTTAGCTTCTTGCCACTCATACTTTTGCTACCTGTTTTGGCAATGTATTTTTTAAAGCTATCAACCATATTCTTTCCTGCACCTATTGTTTTGAACTTATATGGAGAATTGCCTGCCTTGTTTTTCTTCACACCTCTAACACCTTTGTCAACAAACTTCCAATAATAGGCATCTTTGTCTGCAACAATTTCAATACTAACTTTTGAGCCTCCCGACTTTATTGGTTTGCTACTCATTGATTGAGCCAATGTACTTGCACCACCTGTGCGAACATTCTTTTGAATCTTTGTACGCATAGCATCTATACCCCCATTGCACCATCTCAATACAATATCAGTCAGAGTATTCCCCTGTGCCGTTGCAAAGTCATCTGTGCTTTGCCCATATTTACTGCCTATCTGTTCTGCGGTTGTCATTGTCTGATTTGTCTTTATAAAACGATGCGGTGTTTAAAAACTCGGTTACATTCATATCGAAGTAAAAATCCCACTTAGTTCTGTCATTGTTTGCCATGTCATTTATCGTTGCAATCCAACCATATCTTTGATAGAACTCATTTGCTTCTCCGCCTCCGCCCCCAAATAGGTTATTATATTGGTTACTAATGCCTCGTAATACTTGCAAAAAAAAAGCATGATTGGATATGCGGTGCTAATTTTCATTTGATTGTAGAACAAGTCTGCAATCTCTTTATGCTTATCGCCATTGTACTTTTTCTCCTTACCCCACCATGTTCTTTCCACTACCAATGCAGCAAGTATGTTATGGATGTTGTGTATAATCTTATCCTGCTCTTTCCAATAGGCATCGACTCAACCTCATCCACATCCTTGCCCTCGATTTCAGCCAACATCTTGACCTTCCTCATGATTGGGTCTGTTTCTAAGTCTGCAATGGTTTTGCATCTCAGGAATTGTTTGATTGTGAGTTCGGAATAGTTCTTCATCGTAATTAAATAGAATTTAAGGGTTAAATTGTTATGGTGCTATACTTGCCCGATGGTCGGTTGTTTAGCTTGTTCAGTCCTACATATCGCAGGCTATCAATAGCGTGGTTCATGTAATCAATAGGTTTGCCTGTATATGTTCCTGTGTTATCCTTATCCCATGTATAGGCTCGTAATTCTTTGATTAGGTTAGTGCTGCGTTTGGTTACCATTAACTTATATCGCTTCAATATATCAATGCCTATCTTAATTGAGTCAGGGCCTTTGATTGCAGGATGCACATTGAAACCTTGCAGCCTTAGTTCCTCAATCGACTTTGGCTCTGCACTATCGCAAATCAATTCTTTGCGTTCAAAGTTTATGGATTTAAGGAAGTTGCCTATATCATTGTTGGTCATGTTTGTTCGGTATAGCACCTCATCAATCCATATCTTGCCATCTTGTTTATAAACTGCAACCAATGTTGTCGGGTCATTTGTAAAACCAAAGTCCATTCCATGTGCTATAAGTTGTGCCTCGTTTGGTATTGCATCCACTTGTTCCCAATCTTCAAACACTACACCTTGCAGGCTGCCTATCTCACCAAGTCCATATACCTTCCACCAGTTTGCCCAATAAGTTGATGTGGCTGCTTTCTTTTCTGCTGCCTCAATATCCGCTACAATAGTTGGTGGCAATGCCTCATTGTCTTTATAAGTCAATACAATAAGTTCAGCATCGGTTTCTTTTAGCACTTCTGTATGCGCCCAAAACTCATGCGTTGGGTTAAAGTCAATCCATATCTCACCACTTGTCCTTATGGCTAACTGATAGTAAGATTCAAAATCAATGTTATTTGCCTCATTGATATATAACATATTGCGCCTTGCACCTCTTAACTTGCTTTCTTGTTCGGCACTAAAAAACTCAATGTAACTACCATTTGCAAAGCTATAAGTCAATAATGACCGATTCCAGTTGTTCTCAAAGTATCGGCCTGTTTGTTCCATAATTTTAAGAAAGTCTTTCATTGCCCCCCTGCGAAGGTGGGGGATAGTTTCAGACACAACGGATATTTCTAATCTCGGTGTCTTTGCTGCTCGGTCAATAAGTATAGGCAGAATCCCGAATGTCTTTCCTGCAGATGTTCCGCCTTGTACTATTTTCTTTCGAGCCTTGAGTTGAAGTAGTTTGTTTATTGCAGTTGTGCGCCTAAACATTGTCTGGGAATAGTGGTTGTTCTTTCACAACCATTTCACTTTTATCGGTAAGTCCATTTAGCCTTTGCGTGATGCTCGGATTGTACTGCCCAACCATGCCTCCTTCTATCTGGTCTTGCCTGATTGTTTCCTTTATATGCGAACAGATATTACGATATTCATTGTATGCATTATCCGTATTTTGAAAATAATGCAGAATAGTATAGCCTAATTTATGGCAAAAAACGCTAAACCCTTCATTGGTTAATGGTACTTCAAGATGTTCATAATCTTTATTTCCATCCTTGCCGACAAAGACCATTTTCTTACGTGGTTTATTTTTGGTTTCTTTAACGTATGCGTCAAATAGTTCCCACATCTTTTCTGGGGTTTCTATGTATTTATGTTTTCCCATTTTTCCTCCTCCATATTCTGTTATGTACAATGTTAAAATAATATTCAAAGTTCTGGTTTTCTGTGAATGGTGGCAAATACTCATCGACTGCTCGGCTTACAGGCTCAATGCCTTTGAAGAATCCAAATGGCATATTAAACTTATCAGCGCAGTCATCAATGACTAACCACTTTTTAGCTAAATGTGCATAGGCTTGTAAGTCTGAAGTGATTACATCGTAAGTATGGCCTCCGTCAATGTAGACAATATCATAAGTTTCCTTTTGAATAAAATCTATAATTGCAGGCTCGGTGCTTAATCCTTTAACAATAACAGGTTGTTCGAGTTCAAACATCTTATGCAAGAATTTAATGTCATTCTCATAGTCTGACTCCCAATGTCCATCGGTATTGTCCAATGGTGTAACTCCTACAATGTTAACTTGTTTGCCTTTTTGGTTTGCCAGTTCACGAATCAAAGCAAGTGTTTGACCTCTGAAAACCCCTATTTCTAAGAATGAGAATCGTTTAGGCATCGTATCAATGATGAGATTCCACATTTGATAGAATGCACGTTCACCGAAGCCGAATGCGTTTTGCTCAACAAAATCCCTCAAGTCTTTTAATCTTGGGTTTGCATTTACGGCAGCATTGAATTGGTCAACTATTTGCTGATTCCATTCCTGCGTGTCTTGGTATGTTTGTTTTATCTTATCCATTCCATGTTTGCTTTGCCATTCCCATGTATAAATATAGGCATATTCCCATAATTTGTTATAAATGTGCCATCTATAAATGAATAGTCATTGCCTGTTAATCCACATAAAGTTTGAAATGCTAATCGCTTGGTATCAATAGCAAGGTTGTTATCCAATACTTTTTTGGTTAGCCATCTTTGGTCATCATCAGTTTCCTGTGGTGGGTCTAACTGATACATATTGCAAAATAGTTCTTTGGTCATGTAATATGTTCCAGAGTTTACAAATCTATACTTGTCAATGTTTGGGTTTATTTTTTCGTATGCCTCATATCTTTCTAACATTGCTACATCAGGCCAACAATTTACCTCTGAAGATATTAAGGCAGGTTTGCCATTTACTATTTCCATTAATTGCTCTGGTGTTCCTTTAACCACAACATCGTAAGCATCGGCAAACACAAAGTCATGTATATCTGTGGTTGTTAGGTATTCATATAGCTTTACAAGTTTAGTTCCGAATCCTCGCCATGATGTTCTTATAGGTGTATATTCCCACCCAAACTTATGAGCAGATTCTTCTAACATTTTGGCCCTGCCAAAGTCATCGCATACGGTTATTAGTTTCATATTGCCACATAAGGGTTAAGCCTACCCATTAATATATCATCTTTTAATCGGTTAAACTCTGCCATATCATTTCCTGCAAGTCTTTCCTTTTCTTTTTGGTATGGGTTTTCGCCTGTGTCGATATGGTCAATCTCAATATGTGGAAGGAAACTGTTCCGGAATCCAGATACTTTGCATCTTACCGCAGCTAAAGTATCATCAAATCCATAAATACCGGGTTGCATCATGCCTCCAATTTTATCAATTAGTCGGTAGTTATACATTTGGCAAGTTCCAATAACATGAGCCACATCCTCAACTATTATCCATCGTTGGCCTTTATAGTGTGGCAACATCCGCAGTTCAGACTTATACATATCATTCCTAAATGGGTTTTCCATAAGGTCTTTTCTTTTAAGTCCAAGTATGCCGATTAATGGGTCACGTTCAATAGCCTCCTCCATTTCATCAACCCAGTTAAGATAGTTAATGTCAACATCATTGTCCATCTTTATTAGATGTTGTTTGGGTTCTCTCTTTGCCCATGCCTGATTGATTGCCTTTGCCGTGCCTACATTCTCGGTGTTGGTTATTACCTCAAATGGGCAAGCCTTTAACAATTCTTTGGTTTCCTCGCATGAAGCATTGTCCACAATTATAATTCTGTGGTCAGTTACTGTATGCTCTAAGCATTCAAGAGTTACTCTCGTATATTTACTTCTTTGATTTTCTTCGGTGTCGAACACCGCCATTGCTATCAGGCTCATTTTGAATTGGGTTTATAGGGTTTTCAGATTCATATTTATTAAGGAATCGCAACATATTCTGCAAGACATCTAAGTTGCATCCATGACAAGTGCCGGGCCGTATGCCTGTAATTTCGATAACAAGTTCACGGAGTTTAATCAGTTGCTCTGTTTTGCCTAACCAATCGGATTCTCTCTCGAATATCCGCAATAACTCTTTGAGTGTATATTTTGCACCTGTGTCAGCGCATAAGTCATCGTAAATTGATTTATAGGTTCTCATATTTTGTATAACATTCGTTTTGCTACCATACCCAAGTAAACCGAATATCCACCATAGCTTAATATAGTGATAATGTCTTTTAATTCGGGCAAATAAATTAAACAAGTCATTGCAGCAACTGATGCCCAGAATGATAAACAGGTTGAACAATTAAATGGTTTGAAATCCAACCAATCAGGAATGGATGTTAGTGACATAAACACCACAACCAATAGTGATATGCCAATTATAATTGCGAGGTCTTGCATAGTGTTTGATATATTTCGTATCTTGTTTTAGCGATATTGTCAATATGGTATGGTTGAACATCATAATAAAGTTGCTCGGCAAGTTCTGAAATCATGTTTGGATTCTGCAATAGTTTTGTCATCTGCCTGTACCAATCGTTCTTATGTTTTACTTTTAGGCAGTTGTTATTGATTATAGAAGTATAAGGCCAAACATTTGAAACAATGACCGCTTTCTTTTTAAACCCTGCCTCCAACATCTTGAGGTTTGATTTCATATTGTTAAACCTATTATTCCTCAATGGTATCAATGCCACATCAATAGCATCGTAGAACAAAGCATACTTGCCTACCTCACTCGCTGCGTAGAAATTAAATTGGTCTGACTTCGCTGCACCTTTTGCAGATAATATGCCTGCTATTGCCTGACTGGTTAAATCTTCTCTTTCATAACCACCATACACTACATTAAAGTTGTCATGGTTCTTATACATAGATAGCAACCCCTCGAACATTTCCAATACATCTTCAAAGTGGGTTACTGACCCTGACCACCCGAAAGCAATCTTGTCTTTCTTTACATCATTAATTTTAAATTGTTCTTCATTTGGGTCTATTCCATTTGGCACTATAAATACATTGGATTGTCCAAGTTCTTTCTTGATAGCATCGGCAAGTAGTTCATGCGTGGTTGTTACCGCAACTGCATTCTGTGCTGCCAACTTAATCTGTGCAGAATGGTTCATTTTCTTTGCTGCCTGCCTTAATACATGCCATTCGGGAATGATATAATCATCATCCAAATCCAACACATACGGAACACCTGCTGCTTTTAGTTTATTGATTACTCCAAGTTGGTCACCTGTTTTAGATATAAATCTATTTGCAACAACCAAATCATGTTCTTGCAGGAACTCAATTTCTGCCGTGTCAATCTCGTTTATTTGACTTATCTCAACTCCGTGATTCTTTGCCATGTTGCCATGCGGTATCCACAACCTGTGATAATCCACACCGCTTAATTTAGGGTATTGGGTTATTATTAATACTTTCATTGGAGTTGTTTAATTTTTTCTTTGACCATTCTAAGTGCGGAATAACTTATGCCTGTGGCTCTTTGTACTTTCTTCATATCACCTAACTGATTATAAAGCAACACAACCCTATTCTCAAACTCGGATAGATTGAGCATAAACTTTTCTGCCTCACGGATGAGGTTTTCTTTTTCTTGCTCACTCGTTTGAAATGCTTTAATGTCAATATGCGGTTTGTGAATGATGCTGCCTAACTTGCCTCGCTTGCTGAAGATATTAAATGCTACCCGATAAAACCAAAAGTTCAAAAACTTTAAATCGGGCAACCTATGCTCTGGCATTTCCAACACTTCAACACATACCTCTTGGAATATGTCATCAGCATAGTTATTGTTTATCCGCTTGCAGATTTCTTTGAAATTTTTATCGGTTGTGATTCTGTGGATTATATTTTCTCGGTTGTTCACCGACAACAAAATTAAAACCTTTTTCTATTAATCGAAAACAAATACTCCTTTGTTAATAAGTTTTTATGAGCATTTTCGTGGCATGTTCTACACAATGCGATTAGGTTATCTGGTGCATCTTGTTCCTCTTTGCGTTTGCTTCCAAACTTTGAACGTGGAATAATATGGTGAATATCTACGGCAAGGGCATTGCATACCTCGCACCTTATTCGTGTACTTTCATCTGCACCTATTGAGGTAAGGTAGTTACGGATGTGCCGTTGCATAGTATTGTTTCAGCAACTCATTGTAAGCCTCTGCCTCAACATCTTTCTGTTTGTTGCCAATATTTAACTCTTTAATTTCAGATTTAATGCTTCGCACTTCGGATATTAATGAGGTTTTGTTTAGTCGAGTGTTTAATTCAGCATCCAACCTAACCTGTACATATTCGCATATCTGGTTAAACCTTGCAGGATTAAATGCAATCTTGCCTTGCTTGATTAATTCTTTACAAACCACGTTGCCAAAGTCCACAATGCTGCCAGTTCGTTTATAGTTATCATAGCAGGCTGCAATGGATTTCTCTATTATTGCCTGTTTTTCTTCGTTTGTTGGCTCGATTGTGGGTTTAGGCACATATACCTTAGCCTGCTTTGCAATAGTTTGTTTATGCTCATTGTATTTAGTCAGGAAAAATACAAAGTTTGAGGTTGATAACCCACCCACAAAATCACCATATTTAAGTTTGACTCCGTTCTGGAATGCCTCCGATACTTCTTTTAAGGTCATGTTTGCGAAGTCGGTTTTTATACAATGAGCAAGGTTACTAACCACAAAATCCAAATCCTCTTTTGTGGTTTTGAAATTCATGAACTTATAGGCCCATGAAACAAGCAGGAGGAGTTGAGGTTTTATATCTGTAATGGCTATATGCCTGACAGGATTGGTGCGGACTATTTCGGTATTCATTTCAAATACTCCTTCATTAGTTGAGCAGTTGCAGAATTGATTGACTTCGTGCGGTCTTTTATCGGGAACAAACCCAACCAACAATTAAATGTCGACTGGTCGAGAATCTCGATTGCGTGTTCCATATCACCTGCACTTAATTGGATTAACTTTTTCTTTGCCAGTTGCTCGGCATAAGGTGTTAAAGGCTTTTTCATTTTTACTCGCATAGCAATATATTCACTCCATGCGGTTGTAAGGTCATTTTCCATTGTTCAGCAAGTTTATAATTACAGAATCCTGATAATGCCTATCACAATCAAGTTGCCTAATTAGGCTACTTTGTGCCTGATTCATTCCATATTGATATGCAAGTATAACACTTAGCACCAATATTACAATGGGGTATAAAGTTTCTTTTAGTTGTTTCATTTCAGTTTTGTTTAAGCCTGCCGAGCCGAAACCCAGCAGGCATTGATTTTACTTTCTTTTCAAAATGTATTTCGCCACTTCAACTTCCTTGCCGTAGCGGGTTTTAACTTTTACCAACTTAGTGGCTATCTCATAGCCTGCCCTGCGGAGGTCAGAAATTCTCGCTGAACATTTCCAACTGCCATAGCGTTCAATGGCCTGCAAGTTGGTGATACTTCCGTGTCTTTGTAAATGTTTCAACACATCTGATGTGAAACTGGGTTTTGATTTTTTTGCGGTTTTCATTTTTTATAAAGATTAAATTTGTTTAAAAAAAAGGAGATGTCTTTGTATTGGTTGTCATGCTTTGGCATACTGGTTATGTAATCAGTTGCATGAAGAACAGTTGAATGGTCTCTGCCTCCGAAATGCTCACCGATTTGTTTCAGAGAATACGATGTGCATACCCTGATTATATACATTGCCATTTGCCTTGCCATAACAAACTCACGTTTTCTGGATGGCGATTTCATTTCACCAACTGTAACTCCATAATGGTTTGCAACTGCACTTACAATGTGGTTTCTTTTTACTTCATCATTGGCATTGATAATCATATCA